AACCCCACAGGGAGGGCTTCGGCCCTCCCACTTCTTTAGGAGATAAAGATGCCAAAGTGGATGTATAAAAAAGACAAGGACGAGATCGTTTCCAAGCTCTTCCAGGATGACGACTCTATCCCGAAAGAGTGGAAAGAAAGTCCTGGCGAAGCTGAAAAGAAGCCAAAGAAGAAATAGATGGCTTTAACGAATTTTGCGACCTTAAAGACCGCTATAGCCTCGGAGTTCTCACGCTCCGACACGGGGTTTACTAATGCCGTTCCTGATTATGTACTGAGGGCGGAAGCGGTTCTTAACAGGCGTTTGAGAACGCACCAGATGCGGGCGACGGCGACGGTTACTATTTCCTCTTCGGCAAGCACCGCCTCTCTGCCTACGGGCTTCCTGTCGGATATTGGATTACACTATACGTCTGACTTGAGTCAGTTAACCCCGGCGACAGACGCTGATCTGGTCTATTGGGGTGCAACGGATTCAGGACAACCCCGGCTCTACAGAGTAGGGGCGACGGTGTACGAGTTCGAGAGACCGGCGGATCAGGCTTATACGACTAAGGCGGTGTATTATAAGGCGAATAATTTAACGTCTGATGCCACTAACTGGCTGATGACCAACTATCCTGATGCCTACCTTTATGCTTCGTGTTTCGAGGCGGCGGCTGCAAGACAGGCCAAGGATAGGATGGCAATATACAAACCTCTAAGGGATGAGATTATCGAGGAGATCAATCGTCTTAATTCAAAGACCCAGGGCAGGGTCAGAATGAGACACGATGCTAGCCTTGCCAGAGGGAACCAGTTTAACATCAACACGGGCGGCTATTTATGATCCCGTTCGGCGAGTTTGCGCCTGACCAGCCAGCCCTCGACGCCGGGGGTCAGTTTAGCACGGTTGCAAAGAACGTCATCCCAAGGACGAAGCACTCCTATGCCCCTTTGGGGACGTTGGCGGCATTGACCGGCGCTATCAGTAATACTTGCCAGGGCGCGGCGGCGTTCAGGGATTCAACGGGCGCGGTTAATTCATTCGCCGGGGATACGAGTAAACTCTATAAACTTTCCAGTACGACTTATAATGACGTAACAGGCTCCACCACTCCCTCAGTTGCAGACGATGACACATGGCAGTTTGCTAAGTTCGGTGAGAGAATTATAGCGGTTAGTGGTCATGCTACGAATACCCAGAGCTATGTTATGGATACTTCTACGGTATTCGCCGATCTTGACTCTGACGCTCCAAGGGCAAGACACGTCGCCCAGATTAAAGACTTTATCATGCTGGGGAATACCTATACCTCGGCGGATGATTCAGTGGCGAATAGAGTCCATTGGTCAGCGATAAACGACCCCACAGACTGGCCGACCATTGGAAGCGCAGACGCAGCGAGCAAGCAAAGTGACAGACAGGATCTCCCCTCAGGCGGTTGGGTTCAGGCAATTACGGGAGCGGTAGGCGGTACGGACGGAGTTATTTTCATGGACAACGCCGTGTATCGCGTTGTCTATTCAGGGCCGCCTACGGTCTTTGAGTTCTACGAAGTGGAGCGGGCTAGGGGTACGATAGCTTCAAGGAGTGTGGTCAATATAGGGGATTCATGTTTTTACCTGGCGAACGATGGCTTTTACCAGTTTAACGGTCAGGACTCCATCCCGATAGGCGATCAGAAAGTAGACAAGACTTTCTTCAGTAGATTCCAACAAGATTATCCTCACTTAGTGTGGGGCGCGAGCGATCCTATCAATAAAGTCGTTATGTGGACCTATCCCTCAAGCTCGACTTCCAATGCGACAAAGGCTCTTCTCTATAACTGGAGTCTCAACGAATGGTCTGAGGCGGAGTTTAATTCTCAGGTGTTATTCACCGACCTGACCCAGGGGTATACTTTAGAAGGCCTGGACGCTGTCGAGAGCCAACTGGACGACCTTCCCTATAGTCTGGATTCGAGGATCTGGACAGGAGGCAAGGACGTTCTTGCGGTCTTTGACACCGATAAGAAAAACGCGACATTCTCAGGGGTCAACCTTGCTGCGACGATTGAATCACAGGAGATAGGCGGGGGCGAGAGGGTTCTGATAGACGGTATCAGACCGTATGTCGATGTTAGTAACACGGCGCACGTTACAGTAGCTCTTAAAACACGCGACGACGTGGGGACTTCTATAACGACGGGTTCGGCTTCGAGTATAGACGCAGACGGACAGGCGCATTTTACCACGTCATCGAGGTATGCAAGGGCGCAAGTTAATATAGCCGCCAGTTCGACATGGACTCACGCACAGGGAGTAGATGCAGATATAACCGCTGACGGGACGGCGTGATGGCTGACTATTTTACAAGAGTTCCCGGCCCTCTGGAGGTTATGCGTAGGCTTGGGTTAAACGTCCCTTCGCGTAAACAAGTAGGGAAGTTTTTTACGGCTGTTCCTGAGTTCGTAGGGCCACAGGCTGACGTTGCGGGCATGGTCAGAGATGCGGGTCAGGTTGTGCCCAATATACGGTCTGGAGACTATGGACAGGCATTAGCGAACCTCGGCATGGCTGCGGCGGCTATCCCGTTTATGGCTTTTCCGGGGACAGTATCGCAAGTCAAGGGGGCAACGAAAAAGGTACTAGATAACCCGCAATCTGTCGAAGAGCTTGGTGAAAAATTAGCTACGGCACAACAGGTAGGGCCAGAACGAACTATGCCCCATGTATTAAATGCTATGCATGAGAGTGATGCAGGTTATGCGGCAGGTTATCTTGTAGAACATATAGGGGATCTTACTCGTAAGATGGGTGATGGTGTTGGTGTTCTTGGCCCAGTAAAATTAAGGGATATTAAAGAAAAAGTAGGAAAAGGTCTTCGTAAATTACGCTATGGTAATGTTGAAGGTGAGTTTAATGAATCTATGAAAGGTAAGAATGTTAAAAAACTTAATAAACTTTTTGAAAAATATGCTGATGAACATTCAAAACTTCCTATATTTAATAAACCTCAATGGTTAGCTAGAGAGGCAGCAGTTAGTGTAGGAAAAAAGGATTTTAACCGTACTAGGGAATTATTAGAAGAGTTAGAAATATTAATTGATAATCCTAATAATTTTTATAAATTAAATTCAAGTATTGATCCCACAATATTATGAAGAAAAAGATCCATGTGAACCAGCACATTATAAAACGTAATCGGAAGCTGGGTGAAAATGAACCTGTTCTTACTTGCAAGACTTACAAACAAAATAATTATGCTCACGAAATTGAAATTAAAGGCCCGTGTCGTATTATTTATCGGCCAGATAAGCCGTTAAGCTGTGGCGCTCACGTTTGGATAGAAACAGCGGCTGAAGTAGAACTTAGATGAGTGAATTCCCCGGCATTACAGCTTCAACGGCTAATACAGGTTTATTCCTAAGGGACTCCCTCGAATGGTCACGAAGGGTTATGCAAGGGAAACTGAACAACGCAACCCTGTGGACTTTAACGGCGGATGCGGCAAGTACGACATTCACGGACGACAGGATAGGACTGGAGACAGCTTTACACTGGAGTCCAACCACGGCAAACGCCGCTGCGATAGTGGCGAGCATGTATGTATCCGAAGCAAGCAGAAAGAACGGTGAAGTGACAATTACGCACACGAATAATTCCAATACGGATAAGATATTCAGGATAACTTTTCATGGCTAACCCTCCTTGGTATACGTCAATCCCCCAACCTGTGGATCAAAATCCTCCTCCCGGTTATTTTATGCACCCTTCCCACGGTTTGATGCCTATAAGTTCTTCACCGAATTTGTTTACTAGGTTTCCTGATCCTGGGCCGGTTACAATGTACGGGTCCGGGAGAGAACATCGAGCCTTTCAACCGTCGCCGTGGAGACCGCCAGAAAATTGGGGTATGCTGCCAGACTCAGATGTAGAAACAGGGGACTATAATCAAACACCCTTACCACAAACGCTAACACAGATTGCTGAGACGGAAGGAACTATACCTGCACCGCCACCTATGGCTCCTATTGATCCAGGGTATTGGACAAATCCAGATACAGGCCAAGTGATTGATATAGAAGGGGAAATGGGGCCGCAGTATCAAAGCACGATTCCTATGGGGCATTCTCCTTATGTTCCTAATGAGGGATTTTTTAGTAAATTAGGGCGCAGATTAACTAGCCCGTTTAAAAGATTTACGGATATTAGCGACGTTCCCGCTTTTGGATCAGGCATAGCCGCGACTGCAAGAACGTTAGGGCCAGTGCTGGCGAGTAGTGTTATTCCGGGCGCTGGCTTACTGTCGATGGCGGCGAGTGCTTTCCCCGGCAGTGGGGCGACTCCATATGAAATGGAAGGCGCGAAGGTCACTGATATTTCATTCGGTCCTAATCAAGCATGGCTCGGTGCTGACGTTCCGGGCGGCGGTTATTACATACAAAATCAAAAGATTGATATGACTAAACTAGGCGGCGGAGAAAGAGCGGGTGGCCGTGATATAACCGTCCATACCCCCGAAGGTTTGGTGGATGCGACTTATCGAGTTAGCGATGGAGTGGCTTCTATTACAAGTGATGACTTTGGCGTTCCCGGCGTGGATTACGGTGATATTTACTACGGCGGGGCTGATTACGAGGGTCTGGATATAAGTGACGACGGTTCGGGCGACCAGTGGGACGCCTATTGGGGGGATTGGTAATAACGCAACTCTGGGGAGTTACGGGGTCGGAGATAGACGACGTTTGGCCCAGTGTCGAACCTTTTATCCAGAGGGTTGTGGATAAGGGTTCGGACAAGACTGCGAAGGAAATCTATCAGGGATTAAAAAAACGACGCTATCAGCTTTGGATAGCCTGGGATGAACAGATCAGGGCGTGTTGTATAACTGAGACAATATATTACGAACCTGACGGGCTTCTGTGTACCATTGTTATGTGCGCGGGTGAAAAAATAAAAAGATGGATTAAACATATTAAGACAATCGAGGAATGGGCAGAATCGAAGGGCTGTTTCGCTATCGAGTTAGTGGGGCGAAAAGGCTGGGAGAAAATCCTAAAGTATAAAGTAACGGGAAACGACGGTAACGAATTGATAATGAGAAAGTTATTAAAATGAAAAGTTCACGACCACAACCGGCAGCAACGCAAGTAGTCACACAAACAAACGACCCGTGGAGTGGTCAACAGCCATTCCTTGAAACAGGTTTTCAAAGGGCGCAAACGGATGTGCTTGATAGACCGGAGACTTTCTTTCCGGGGTCTACCGTTGTTCCGTTCGATCCTGCGACGACTGAGGCTCTGGGTGCTATTGAAACCCGCGCAAGGGCAGGGTCGCCATTAACAACACAGGCCCAGAATACAATACTGAGCGCGGCCAAAGGTGATTTTCTAGAAGCTAATCCTATTCTTCAAACGTCTGAAAATCCTTTTCTGCAAGGCGCGGAGAATCCATTCTTACAGGGAACACAGAATCCTTTTCTACAGGGCGCGATTGATGCCGCGACTGAAGGGATTAGACGTAATTATGAAACGGTCGTAGAGCCGGGAGTAGACGCTAGATTTTCCGCCGGTGGAAGATACGGAAGCGGTCTACAGGCGCAGGCCCAAAGTCAGGCGCAACAAAACCTTGCCGATCAATTAAGCGATGTTTCAACACAAATGGCGTTTGGAGATTATAGCGCAGAACAGGCCCGACGATTACAGGCGTATAATCAGGAACAAGCAAGGCAGTTGCAGGCTTTTAACGAGGAGCAAGCCCGTTTACTGCAAGCGACTGGTCAGGAACGTGCTTCACAATTAGCGGCAGCGGGTCAACTGCCCACACTTGCGGCGCAGGATTATGTTGATCCCGGTCAACTGCTTTCCGTAGGGGCGGCGAGAGAAGGCCAACAGGCGTCAGAGCTACAGGAGGACATTGACAGATTTAACTTAGAGCAAACCGCTGAGAAGAAAGCTCTTGCTGATTATATGGCACTTGTC